GGCGTGGCTGACGATCCCTTGAGGTGGGACATGGGACACAAAATAAAAAGTTGTAGCTACAAAAACACCGCGGCGCGCAATGCCCGTGCCTTACAAAAGTCTCAGGAAGGACCCATTTTTTGTAAGGGGGTGATGAAAGCATTCATCGGGTCAGGTATTTTCAAGAGGCGCACCACGAGCAGGTGAGGCGCCTCACTTAAAGGAAAATGCGATGACCAAAGACCAACTTGAACACATCATAGCAATGTTTAACGCACAGCAAGCCGCAACAGTACATCTGTCGCTTTTGTTTGCAGAACAGGCCGGTATCTCAAAGGGCTTGGTAGCTGATTCATTTCGCCAAATGGCAGAAGCGCTGCAGGAGAACGTAAATAATCGGGAAACCGTCGCTTTGGTATTGAACCAGATAGCATCTGGTATTGACTCACCCGCAACGGAGCACCAGAAAAGCATTGAAGAGATGATCAAGAACGTCCTGCATTAATCAGTAAATTCATTAGTTCGCTCTGTACCCTATTCAGCCACACTGAATTGATCTTACATCCAACCGCAGAATTTGCAGATTCTGTGGTTTTCTTTTTCCTTTGTTTCGACATTTAATCACCTCGCTTATTTTGCTGTCCTGATCGCGTCGGCGATGGCACGACTCAGAGCCGCAGGCATCAATGCCTCTGCCATAGCCTTTGACCTGTCCATATACCCCAGCACTGGCGTTACGGGAAGAGCATCACCAAACCTCACCAGCAGCTTAGGAGAACGCTGTTTCGGCTTCGGCCTTCGCGTACCGTTCGCTGAACGTGCCCGTTTCTTCTTCGACTTCTTCGGCTTCCTGCGCTGCCAGACAGCGTTGACGCCGTTCACCTCACCGACGAAAACATTCGGCTTCGCTTTCATCTGCGAAAGCTTATTACGCGGCATGTTTCCGTATTTGTTCAGCTTGATGTTCTTCGGGTTGAGCAGCGCCTGGCTGTTCAGCTTATGCTCGCCGCCAAACTCGAATGGCTCCAGATACTCAGCGGCGACATCACGCACAAAGACTTTCGCGCGGAGGTTGTTCTTTCTGGCGCCAACAGAGCCTACTGAGTTGACAGTGAATGGCGTCGGCGATTCCAGCTTTCGTCCCAGCGCCACTTTTTGCGCTGCAGCGATATCCCTTACTACCGATGTCATGGCCTGCGCCGTAGCGAAAGGGATTTGCTTTTGCAACTGCGTTAACTGCCGGGATAAATCCCTAATCGTTGCCATAAGATTCCTCCAGCATTATCGAAGCCACTCTGTAGAATGGCTCCTGTAATGCCCTACTTAACCGTTTCGATGGTTGAGCCATGTGAGTTCATCACATACACCTGATCGCCCGGGTAGATGAACTGGTATCGTAAACCGTCAAACGCCACTCGCTTGGGATAGTTCGGGCTTTCGAAATCCTCAACCAGAATGGCTAGAGCATCCTCATCAAGAACGTCTAAGCGCTCACTGACGATTAACTCCTCTTCCTGTAGCACGTCTTTGCAATCAATATCCCGGTAAGCAGCCGGCAGCCAGATGGCGAAGTCAGGGTTTGAATGGTCGTTGGTTCGGGTGAGAATGTCTTTGAATTGCTCACATCCCGCGCGGGCAATGGTCACGCTCGGTTGTTCGCAGATGTGGGTCACGCCGTTGATGATGGTCTTAACTGTAAACATGGTATTTCCTTCTTCTTCTGGTAGTAAAAAGCCCCGCTATTGCGAGGCTCGTTGCTTCTCTGATTGCCGTATATCGGCTTTATCACGGTTGCACTGGCCCAGCGCCGACAGCAGGCTGACGCCAAAATACAGGTTCATACTTCCGCAATATGGTCCGGGTTGTGAAATGATTAAACATATTTAGATACACGATGTATTGTTTAGTCATTAGCTGTCCATTCAGCGCCCCGTTTACTTTGGGATATCCTCTTCGGGGTTTTTTATCACGCCGTCCTCGCCATGCAGGAACGGCAATATGGCCCTGCTACTGGCTCACAGCCCGGTAATACGCCTGCCAGCGATATTTATCTAACCGCAGTTGGCGCAGACACTGAACGGTTTCGATATCAGCCTGCAGGTCTTCGTCGCTGTCCTTACCGGCGTCACTTGCTTTGCACGGCGGGCTCATCAAATCCGGGGATGGCGTTGGCAGCGTCGATGGCATGCTGGCGCAACTGCACAGCATCATCGTCAAACCTGCACACAGTACGATTCGGAGACTGGACATATTTCACCACGTCGCGGGTTATTGTTCGGTAGACTATCCGGCCCTCTTCTGTAGCGGCTGCGGCCTTTTGCTCTACCGGCTGAATAGCTCTTTCGGCTTTCTCTTTTTTCTTCGCCGCCAGGGCGTTGATATGGTCAGCGTGAGAATTCCAGCCAGAACGCCATGAGAAAACGCAGGAAAGCACCAGGATAACCACTGCGCTGATAATGGCGGTTAAGCGGCTCATCAGAACACTCCCGGAGCAGATGGCGGTACGCCGGGATTTAATGGCCCAAAGCCATCATCAGCTTTCTGCGGTTTTTCACCCCACAAACACACTTCTCGCTCAATCTCACGGCGCGTTACCAGGCCCTTCCACTCTTTACCTCCGGCATACGTCCAGCGTCGCAGCTGTTCGCATGCACCCTTCTGGTCGCCCTGGTTGATTTTGCGCAGCAGCGTTGAGGTCTGGAAATTGCCAGCGCCAACGTTATACGCGAAGGAGTACAGCGCCCCACGCATCGTTTCGGGGATCGGCTGTTTGATATACGGGTTAATCTGGCGGGCGACTGTGTTGAGGTCTTTATTGAGAAGCGCTCGACACTCTGCCTCGGTGTAGGTTTTACCGAGCATGATATCGTTGCCCGTGTGTCCGTGGCATACCGTCAACACGCCTACGACATCTTTGTAAGCCTTATACCGCACTCCCTCCAGACCATCGTTACCGGTCGGGCCGGTGATCAGCGCTGACGCAATAGCAATAGCTCCACCACCAACGGCAGCAATAACGCTATTCCTCAGCTTTGTTGACATAGCCATTAAGCCGGTCCTCCCGCTCTTTACGCCGGTAATACCAGTTCACGCCGCAGGTAATAACAGTGCATGCAATACCGACAACGATCGCCCAGTCACTCAGGCTCATACCCGCCACTTTGTCGGCCAAAATCCATACCTCTGTTTTTGCTACATCGGCGTAAGCCTTTGCTGAGACACCGCAGCCCGTCAGTGCGGTCCCGGTGCCGTATGAGAGTCTGCTGTAAATGGTGCTCATTTTTGTCATAGCCTCACCTCCGTTGATGACGGATGGCGCTGTTTGAAGATAGGAATGGCCGCCAGATGGATTTACGACAAAGCACAGAGTGAATGACGTTCTGGCGACCAAAACAGAAAAGGCCCGCCAGAATGGCAGGCCTTTAGATAGGGTTATGCAGTATGTGTGTGGTGCCGGGTGCCTCCCGGTGAGTCGCCGCCAGATCAGGAACGACTCGCAATAAGCGCAAAAAAATAACTCAACCTGGCAATGCCCCTCCGCATAGGGGGATTCACCACGGTAATAATTATTATCAAATAATGGATATAGTCAAATAACGACACAATCCACGGTCAATCGGCGCGGTTTTGTCATAAAAAATGCCTGCGGCGAGCAGGCGAAAGTATGTTTAGTACAAGAAATGTGAATATTTGTGAAGCCGAATTGCTTCGGAAGACCGTTGGCTTGTCATGCCGTGGCCTGCGGACTTTTAATTCCATCTCTGGTTGACAACTTCCGCCCCAGTCTGGAGGTTACCGGGTAACTTCACGGCAAACTTTTTACCTTAAATTAACAACCATGAAACCTACCATTTTTTGTAGGGATTAGATTGCTGATAGTTTCATATAGCGCTACTCCGGCCGGGGTTATGCACCTAACTGAGCTTCCGGAGGAGTAGCTTTTGACAACACGCCCTTTCCAGGCGTGGCCTGCTGATTCGCAATCATTTGCAGGTCTTCAGATGCTGCTTTGTAGCGGCATATCACCACATCTGATATCGTTAAATCGCCAGAAGTAACCACTCAGAAATGGAGGATTTTCATGTCTCAATCAAAACAATCGCAGGGTGAAAGCAAGCCTCAGCAGCCCGCGGAACAAAAACCAACTCCGTCACAGGGTTCTGCTGACTTCACAACAAAACGTGTCCTGGTCGGTGATTCTGCCGATCCGTTCAGGAGAAACAAAAAGTAATAGCAGAAGCAATTAATGCGATTACTGGGGCGAGGATCGTAGCCATTCTCGCCCTATCAAGGCTCGTCCTGATGATTGAGTTTAATGCGCGTAATTCCGCAGCTGTATCCGTTAAATTTTTAAGCCTATACCTCCGCATAACGGGTAAAGCCTCTTTAGGTCCGTTATAACCATTACTGCGCAGATATTGATAATTTAGCTCATTAATATTTTTATATGCTTTTGTATACAGACACTCGGGAGGGGAGTGAATAAGGGCCCTATTTTTGGCGGAAAGTCCTGCGTGAACCAGGTAAATAGCACTCCACGTCCACAAAAAAATAAAAACGGCCAAGCCTGCTGTCAAATAGTCCCAACTTGTCTTTTGCGTCAAAAGCAGGAATGAAGATCCAATCCCTACAATTTGAATGTTGAGTAACTTATATCCATTCTCAATATTCGTGGTGTTTGATTGATATGTTTCCTTAATGGATTCTTCGCCCTGCTTTTCCAGGAAATCCACAAGCTCGTCATCAGCATCCAGAAAATAGTCGTCGGGTAGATTTGTCATTCCGTCCGTGCCTCACATCCTGAAATGCTGTTGATTTTACCTGAATGTCCACCGATGAGATATCGCGGTCCCCAGAAAAGCAAAAACCCCGCCGGGTGGCAGGGTTAGTAGTCAGTTTCATTTGGATGTACGTATCCATGATTAGAAGCATACAGGACACTTTTATGCAAAGTCAACTCTATCGTGCAAAAATTTGCCGCTATATGCTTTGATCGCTTCAGTAACTGGTCGCCTTCTCGAATTCTGCAGCAGCCTGCCTCTCGCCTTTGTGAAGCATATCCACCAGCCCTTCATAAAACGGCTTCCAGTTGCGTGACCATGAGGACTGATGTAAATCAGGTATGTACATCTGGATCGCCCGGTGTGCGTTCGCTGACTTGACGCTGGTGAAACCATTACCCGAACAGCGCTCACAGGTTTTATATACCGGCGCCCCGTGCTCTTTGGTCTCTTTTCGATCCAGAACCTGTCCAGAACCACCGCAGCGGCAGCGGGCATTAATGACCCCCTTCCCACCGCATACAACGCACTGCCGTACTACTATCTCCTGCCTTACAATCGGAGCGACAATTTCCTCGCCGTCGCTTTTGTATATTCCGGGGTGCTTAACAACTTCCTCAACTGATTTGGTTACACCGCGCCCCTCACATGCTTTACAGGTCCCGGTGGTTTCAGCTGAACGGGAATACTCTGCAAAGGCAAACTGCGCCAGCACCAGGCAGCAGCGCCCCAGCGCTTTACCCGCGGCCTTCCGCACGTTTTTAGGTGCTGTATCAAGGGCATGTCGCGCCAGCGCCTGAACGGCCAGTTGCTCATCGGTTCTACTGATGCCAGCCTTACCGAAGAACGCCGCCAGCCCGAACCGTGCCCGGCTGCTGGTCACCCCGATCCCGGTCATAACGTCTGCGCCATTCAGGCGATTCGGCGAAGTGCTTTTCACGTCGTCGCTGATATGCATGCCTTGTGGGCTGAAGTGTTTTAAGGAGGCTTCCAGTTTCATGCGGCCACTTCTCCGATATCAGAAATTAAAATTTGTCCGGTCTCACCCCAGAGCTTTGTTACCCGAAAGTCCCAGATATGCGCGTCGTCAGCAAACAGTGCATCCATCAACGCTTTAATCATGTTGTCGGCATCTGGCTTTTGCTGATGAGCCTGACCATTCATTGCTACGCGTTTTTTCTGGCTCCAGCTCGCCGGCATCGGCAGGATGAAGGTAATGTGACTTCCCGCCTCTGGCATAACGACCTTCTTCAGCCTGACCTCATCACAGAACGCCCGGTAACGAAGCACTACTTCTCGTTGTTTCCATTTGTCGGCGCGGGTTTGTCGGGGCTTGCCCATTGGGGTGATGTTAAAAATCTGCATTATTTGCCTGGCTCCCTCTGGTATAGCGACGTTGCTGCGGTTTAGGTTTGGGGGTTGAGCGCTGGCGGGCTTCCTCCTGGTCGATCGGCAGGAAATGCCCGTTATAGAACCGGCGATAAATTGTCCCCAGTTCGCCGTTGCGTTGTTTTGTCACGTTGATTTCAGCTACGCCCTTTGCGGCTGATTCCGGGTCGTAAACTTCATCGCGATACAGCATCAGGATTAGGTCAGCATCCGCCTCAATCTCCCCGGAGTTCTTCAGGTCAGAGTTCATCGGGCGCTTGTTGGGGCGAGATTCTACCCCGCGGGATAACTGACTCAGGGCGATAACTGGCGTTTTGTTGGTTTTGGCGAGACGTTTCAACCCCTTCGACAGCTCCCCCACAGCCAGGTCGTAGCGGGCCGTGCTCTGAATTTTGATCAGCGCCAGATAGTCGATGACCACCAGGGCAATTTCTGGATGCTCCAGCTTATAGCGGGTTGCGGTTTGTTCAATCTGGTCGATATTGAGGTTAGTTGCGTCGGTGATCCAAACGCTGCGGTTAACCAGTTGCTCCATGCCGTTAAAGAATCGCGCCCAGTCTTCATCCTCAAACTTTTCGACTGCCTTCAGTCTGGATACAGGCATACCGCCAGCGGCAGAAACCATGCGTTTGGCGATCTGCGTGTCGGACATCTCCATGCTGAAAAACAGAACACCATGCCCCTGTGCAGAGACCTTCTCGATAATATCCAGCGCCAGCTCTGTTTTGCCCATCGAGGGACGCGCCGCGATAAACACCAGATCCGTAGATTCAATGCCACCCGTCTTCTCGTCAAGCTCCTCAATGCCAGTAAGCAGGCTACGGGTTTCCTCCCTCCCCTGGCTGCGGGACTCTACCTCGTCAGCCACGGCGGTGAGCAGATCGGAAATATGGACAGGCTGCACAGTATCTGCAGAAATATCGATGGCTGAAACCACCTGTTTTACGGACTCCAGGGCAGCCAGCGCAGCATCACCATTGCTGGCACTCTTAATCTGGTTTAGCACCTTTTCCAGTGCGGCCTCTGCATCACGGACACCGGCATTGCGACGCAGAACGTCGATGTAAGAGACCAAGGCCGATTTCGCCCAACTAACGCGGGTGGCCTCCAGAATGGTGGTCTGAAGCGCTGGCAGAGACTCACAGAGCAGCAGCGGATCAATAACTCCTCCACTGCGGGCTTGCCGACAGATGCCGGTATAGATTTCACGATACTGACGCACCGAGAACGTACTCGCCGGCAGCCGGGAAAGGATATCCAGTACCTCAGGGTCAGCACCGCGCAAAAATAAGGCGCCGATAACCGCTCCTTCCAGATCTTCATTTTTCCAGACAGGTGTCATTCAGGCACCCCGTCGTTTCCACGGAAGCTTTCCCAGTTGAACGCCAGCCGATTGCGACCACCGTTGGTTACCCGGTCTACGATGCGCTCACCAATGGAGTCCTTAAGCTGCTCGAAGGTCAAATTGCTGATCAGGATGGTGGGTAACACGCTTTCATAACGGGCGTTAACGATCTCCTGCAGGATGGCCAGTTCAGAAGCGCTACCAAACTGCACCCCCACCTCGTCGATAATCAGCAGGTCCAGCGACGCATAGCGTTCAAGTACGCTGTCTTCTGTGGTTTCGGAATTATGGCGCCACGTGCTTTTCACGGCTCGCATAACTCGCATCACATCGGTAATTTCAACCCGGGCGAGATGGTTACGGATGATGGCTTTCGCTGTCGAGATGGCCAGGTGGTTTTTCCCTGTACCGCAGTTGCCGGTCATCACAAGCCCCTTTCCGGTCGCAAATACCTGCGGCCAGTTTTCGGCATAATGGCGGCAGCCGGCCAGATTTTTGCTAGCCCCCTGATTCACCGGGCGATAGTTTTCGAATTCGCATTCTTCAAAACGGCGGGCGATGCCTGCGTTGTCCATCAGGTCAGCGACGCGTAACGCACGCAGCTCCGCGTCAATCTCTGCCAGTTGAGCACGGAGGCATGCAGGACATTGCGAATGTTTTAAATTCTCACCGCCGCGAAAAGCCTTTCCCACCAGCGTGAATCGCTCAAAATCTCCATGCTTTTCACAGGAGGTAATCTCGGTGTTTCCTGAGTTCCAGCCGCTGTATCCCCACGGGAGTTTGTGCTCCAGCGCAAAATTTAATTCTTCTGCAAGGCGCTCCCGATCGGCTTTCAGGTCGTGGCGCGCTTTTTGTTGGTTTAAATTTAACATGTCATTTCCCCTGAATTACCAGTCCCAACTTGATTCGCCATAGTTCTGCTCACTGAAGCCAGATACCGGCAGCACGCCAGGGCGCCCACCGCCGGGAGCGGATGGCGATTGCCAGGATTCTTCGAAGTGGCGATCGGGACCGAAGAACGTGGCAGCTTGCTTAACGAACTGGGTTCCGACGCTGCCGGTTGCGCGGGCATAGGCTGCATAGCGCTTAACACCTGCCAGCATGTCATCAGGCTTAACCCCGTCTTTCAGGCGAGCTTTCCAGGCTTTGAAAGCCCCCGCCTTGGAATTGCCACCAGCTCGTTTGGGGTAAGCATCCCAGGCTGTTTCGAACTCAGGTGAATAATCCTGTTTTGCAGGGCGTGCCGGTGCAGAGGCGTCAGCCGATGCGCCAATAGATTTAGTCTCTGTAGTAGTCTTTGTTGTAGTAACCGTTAGAGATCGGGCGTTTTTGCCTTCATCCATCGGTGCATCCTGCGCTTGTCGATCAGGGCAATTTGCCCCGTTCGATGATGGCACCTGTTCCGCATCATTGAGTAGCTCGCAATCATGGTTGATGGTGTAGTAATTTGTCCGGTCATGCTGGGACTTATTGAGCTGCTCAACATCAAGACATCCCTGTTTGACGAGTGATGTAAAAGCGCGTTTAACGGTATCTGCTGACCAGAACGGGAATTGTTTTACCCACGACTCATAGCTGTTGAACACCCAGCGGCGGCCCTCAAAATTCACACCCTGCTCTTTGTCGTTAATCCAGTAGTTAACCTGTTGCAAGACAATCGCTTCGTTGAGACCGATGCGCGTGGCAAGCTCAGGGTTAATAACCAGTGGACGGAAATTAAATAGCATGCTCATTTCGCATCACCAGTGGTCGGGGTGATGGTGTACCCTAGCGCCGGCCCAAGGCACACCTTTAATCCAGTCACAAGGGCCCCTATTTGGCGAACGGTAAGATGACCAGCTTGCTCAAGGTTTTTCACTTCTTTGAAGATCATTTGCTTTGAACAGCAACAGAAATTTGCCAGGACATCATGCCCAAGGACGCGCTCACCTTCGCCATCCAGTGACCCTGCCATTAAGATGCGGATCATAATCAGGCGCTGTAGCGGGCTGGAGAACGGGTAGTGATGAACAAAATTTGTATTACTCATGCTGCACCTGCCAATTCTTTGTCGCGATTGCTCACGCTTGATTTGTAATCGAAAAATCTGGTATGGTTTTTCATGAAATTTCCCCCGAGGTCATTTCAAAACAAATGCTGTGTCGAAAGTCAGAACAGGCCGGGTTGAGCGCCACCACCTCTTCCCGGCTTTTTCTTTGCTGCTTTCCGTTCTGCGGTAGTTGTCTGCCCCAAAGCCCACTGACGGGCTCGAAAAAGGCAATCCGCAAAACAACTCCCCTTTTTGGTTGACTGCGACATGCAGCGGTAATGTTCCAGACCTTTGGCTACCCCCCCCCTGAACCACCGACGGCGCGAAGCCTTCTACGGTCAGCGCCGCCGTAATGTGCTTGCGAATGAAGTCTTCGGGTGACATGTCACACCTCATTGGAACCGTTGCTAATTCCTGGGTGGGTGTATGGGATTTTTGAATCCAAATGACATAAGATCGCAACATCCTCTGGAACTCCACGCATCTCCCACTTCCCTACGGCCTGACTACTTCTCGGTTTGCCTTTGCGTGGGAATCTTTTCCCGATAGCGGTATTTGTCTTAAATTGCTGCTTAAGGATTTCAAACAGAGTCATTTTCATCTCTCGGCGTCGAAACTATTGTATCAATCGATAGTAGCAAATAGAATCCAAAGTATCAAAACGAAATGTTACTTTAGTTTCTTTTAGGGGGATGACTCATGAGTTCGTTAGCAGACCGGTTGATAAGCCGACGCGAATTGTTAGGATTCACGCAAGAGGCTCTTGCCAAAAAAGCAGGTGTCACGCGGGTAGCTATCAGTAAAGCGGAGCTTGGACTAACAAAAAACTTTAACAGCAATACTCTTTTTAAGATCTCATCCGCACTTGGATGCGAACCTGAGTGGCTGCAGACTGGTAAGGGAACGCAGGAAAAACTGCCACAAACCCAACCACAAAAGAAACCTATCAGTGATACAGCTTGGGTTAATAACGTAACCGAGACCGTGCAACCACAGCGCAGATACAGCTACCCGAAGTTAAACTGGGTTCAAGCTGGTCAATTTGCGCAATGTGGCGATAACTATAATATGTATGATATTGAAAACTGGATTGATTCTGTAAAGTACGCTGGCGAAAGAGGTTTTTGGCTTGAGGTAAAAGGCGATTCTATGACTTCGCATGCAGGGGTAACCTTTCCTGAAGGTATGTCCATACTTATTGATCCAGAAAAAGAACCTTACTCAAACTGCTATGTTATCGCGCAAAAGAGAAGTAGCAGGGATGTTACTTTTAAAAAGTATGTAACTGACATGGGGGCTGGGTATCTGAAACCCCTCAATCCTCAATATCCTATGATCCCCCTAGATGATGAGTGCGAAATAATCGGTGTGGTTGTTGATGCCAGGTGGGACATATTTTAATTATATATCAATCAGATGCCGGCTATGCCGGCTTTTTTTTGGATAAGTAGCGAAAATAAAGTATCAAAACCACTTGCACCAAAATGATACTTTAGTTACCTTTAATTCACCGAGTAATCACTCTCATGGTGAATATGAAGATGATAACAGAAACCGAAAAAGTTAATTTCTGCTCCGATAGTTTGACTAAGCTTGGTCATTTTTTGTCGATGCTGTGTCAGGCTGTAAAAGATAACAACTGTGAACCTGATGATATTGAGGGGTGCCTTGGCATAGCTTGGGACATGGTTAACTCAATGCAGAAAACTATTAACAGCGCAAATAAAGAGGTGGAAGAATGAAAACCAACACCACCAACCACCCGAACCTCATTAGCGCGATGGAATACACTAATAACGTATGCGCCCTGCTCGTAGCACTTGAGTTAAGCGCTGAACAGCTTGATGCGGATACCATTAAAGAAGCATCCAATGGCATTCGGTACCTGGCTTCGCGAGCATATGAAGAACTCGAACGCGTACATAATTTTGAGGCAAACAAATGAATACTCCCGTTCAGATGCTTGAAACTATTTCTGCTGATATTATCGAGAATACTGTGCTTCTTGAAACCATCTACAAAAATAGCAGCGAAGACCACGAAACAGATTGCGCTATAGCTTGCCTGATTCGTTCAATGAAAAAGACGCTCGACACTGCGAATGAATATATCAACACGCTCAGCGATGTATCAGCCCCCCCCCCCAACGGGACGAGAGCGGCGCTGATATTGTTGATGATGTTTTTCACGCGACCATTACGGCAAGAAAACTCGAAGAGCTTGCGCATATTTATAATGAGGCTTACTTCACAGATGAAGATAATGGCAAACCAGCCATGTATATGGCATCAGTAATCTTCGATTATGCGATAAAAGTTTGCAGTGAATTGAAAAACATCGAAGCAAAATTGAATTAACCAAAACAGTTTTAATTAACACCTTAACCGGTGGGGAATCCTGCACCCTAAATTTAGCGAGGGATTTATTATGACATTCATCATCGACCGAGCAGCATATAAATTAGCCCGCCTGTACGCGGCGAGCGGGCACGAACTTATTGCAGAATTGTACCTCCGCAAGGCTTATGGGAGGTAATAATGGCTGTGTCAGCAAAAAACATGACCTTGCAGGAAATAAGTATTACTTCAGAAAGGTTGCATCACCTGATTCAAACGGTGGCTGAAAACTACTACCAGCTTGAGGACGGGCAGCGATTCTCTCTTATTAACCTTGCTTACGATATATCAGCAGATATTGAAACCTGGATGAATGCCGAGGAGGAAAGGGACGGTGGAACGACAAAACGTAATTGAAATCTATCGCCGTAGAATTGCCATAGCAACTCTGCATCGGCTAAAGCGTAAAACAGGCGGGTATTGTCTTTCTGTGAACATGCCAGATAGCGATATTCAGGTTATCGAAATCAACGAAGAATCAATGCAAAAACTTCTGCTGAGATTCGAAAAACAGGTTCGCGCGGAATTTGGCTCAGAGTCTGATAGTTTTCTACGCAAAACGTATATGAACAGCCTTGATATTAACAGCCACACCGAATATTTGACCGAAACAGGCAAGGCGATTGTAGATGATATTTTTTCGGAATTAATCGCCCACGCAAAAGAAAAACATGTCAGCGGAGGAATTAACTGATGATTAGTCAGAATACATTTTCGCGCAATGGCGCTCCAACCCTTTCCCGGGTACTGGCGGTTGATCTGCATGTTTCTCCCGATTTTTCCGGGCGAGTGCTGGTTTATGTGCGTAACGGTCTGGTCACCGACCGCCGCCTTGCTGATGACGAGCATCTTTTGACGCTGACCGGATTTATCGAAATGGCCCGCCAGGCTGGTTGGAATGTTACCCCCCCCCAGCACGAACTAACAGGAGATACCTGTGGCACTAACAGCAATACGCATTCCTGAGCGGGTACACCTGCAGGCGATGCAGGTCCTGCTGCGGTACCGCCGGAAGCGCATTTATGCACGGCGTACGCACCGCACGGGATATCTCAGCCTGAAGGTTAACCCACGCTGGCGGCTCTTATCGAAAGACGACGGCCGGAACTGGGAAGTGATGTCTCACGAAAAATATTCAGGGGAAATTAAACGATGATCGACAACCGCACCGCCAGCGCTATTGACCTGGCATTACAGAAGCACCACACGCCCGTCGGCGACCTTTACGCCGCTATTCGTCACGGCCGCATGAAGCGTTGCTTTAGCCGCGGTACCGCCATTAGTTGGCTGGCCCACTTTCTAACATCGCATGCCTTTGCTCTGTCCGGGTTTAAGCAGCGCCACCCTGATTACCTTGTGGAGCACGAAGGAAACGAAATGTGGCGCCGTGGCGAAACTACCGACGAATATCACCGCGCCCACCAGCGCACCGTTCGCCGTCTGCGTCGCATCCTCGCCCGCAAGCGTGAAATGCAGAAATGGTGCGAAAAGTGGGATGCCATGCACGACCGCTACGTGAAAGAGCGTGAAGAACTCAGGGCCAGCAAACCAGCAGAGGTACGCAATGGATCACACAGCATTTAACCCGGAACCAACGTCAACCGGCATCCGGATATCTGTAAACAGGATTACTGCCTACTCCGCTGCCATTCGTGAGCTGGATAACGGGCGCTATGACAAAAGTCTCGCCGACGGCATGAGCATTCTGGCCTGCATCATGGAAGCGGTAGAAAGCAGCTGGATCACGCTCACCATCGAGCAGCAAATCATCGTCTGGCGCTGGTTGCTCGCCGCGGTATTCATTACCGAGGAGCGGGAGAAGAACGGGACTGTCGACGTTCCGAACAACGAAGGTGGCATTGATGAGGCCGTTATCTACTCCGGGAAGCATGGCGCAATCAGCGTCTACCCAGGGCCGGAACGCTTTGCACTCGCTAACCATATCGAGGCTGGCGCCATTGAGAAATACGGGCAAAAGGAAGAGCTACCACTGGCGCTGCGCATGTATCAGGACATGGTCGTTTGTGACGACGAGTACGGGTTCAGGCTGTCAGCTATGGGCCGGGAGGGCTTCAACATGCTGCACGACGGCTTTATCGAGCAAATCCACACCGAAGGCATGCCAGACATGCCGGTTATGCACTGAGGGAATGATGATGAATAACTTGATCACCAGCAAACCATCCATGACCAGTCTGGAAATCGCCGAGCTGGTAGAGAAGCGTCACGACAACGTGAAGCGCACCATTGAGATGCTAGCTTCCAAGGGCGTTATCCGACATCCTCAAATTGAGGTTATCGGAAGAATCAATAACTTAGGATTCACCGTCAATGATGAGATTTACAAATTCTCCGGTGAAGAAGGTAAGCGCGACAGCATCATCGTCGTCGCCCAGCTTAGCCCTGAGTTTACCGCCCGCCTGGTGGACCGCTGGAAAGAGCTGGAGGAAGAGCGCTCCCGCCCAAAATCACAGGCAGAGCTGATCGCCGAAATGGCCCTGCTGAATGTTGAGCAGGAGCGCCGCCTCTACCAGGTCGAAGAGCAGGTAGAAACGGTAGCGGAAGCGGTCGAGAACATTAAGCGCGGTACCATGCGGGCCGGGTACGTTGGTTATCGCCAGGTTGTCGCCAAGAGCGGTATGACTGATGCGAAATGCCGAAACCTGGTTAACGCGTACCGCATCCCGACCGATACGCACGAATTCATGACACCCGATGGACTGCTTTCCCGCCGGGCTATCGTGGAGTTTGATCCGTTCATGAAAGCATTCCGCCAGATGATGTCCGAGGCAGAGCCCCGCGGTACCCGCTGGTATCACCCGAAGATGGGACTATTTCAGGCTATCGGATGGGAGGGTAAAGCATGATCATTCCATCAAAGCTGATCCGCGCCGCTCTGGTGTGCGTTGCTAAAAACGATGCCCGCTACTACCTGTGCGGGGTGCATATCACCCCGAAATATATCGAGGGTACCAACGGACATGTAGCGTTGCGCATGGAGCACGGCATCCGGACAAAGAAAAATATCATTGTCCAGTTCGAAGGTAATGTACCAGCCAAAGCGGAAACAACAGAGCTGGTCTTCAACAAGGAGCCGATCGCCATTCATCGCGACCAGCACCAGAATCGCCTGGCCACCACTGGCATTAAATTGCTTAACGGGCGCTTCCCTGATTTGGATCGCGTCATCCCGAAAACACTGGACCTTAGCGTTAGCCCGGTTCTCCTGGCGGAATACCTGAGCTATCCGGCAAAGATTTTTGGCCGGGATGAGAAGTTTGTTCCTGTGCAGCTTCGTCCTTCAGGTGAGCTCGCTGCGGTGCGCATCCAGTTTAATGAGCATATCAACAGCACGTATGGAAACCCCGAGCTGGTCGTTATGCCCTGTCGTGATGATTATTTCAAGGTGGAGGGACGCTAATCATGAAAGTCGAATTTAACGATCAGGGCGCCATAGCGACCGCTACCGTCACCAGTTCGGTATTCGAGTTCCGCCGGCACAACCGGGCGATTGATGTCGCCCTGTTCCTGACGCCTGAAATGACCAGCCAGAGCGGCGGATTTTTCATTATGAAAACGGTGTTAAGTGGCAAGACAAAGCACGCGTTGCGGGCCTACAAACATCTGATTCGGGAGGCAAGACGATGAGTGACGGACAGCACTACGCATACCCGAACCCTAGCAACGCGACGCCTGGGGGAATGACTTACCGGCAGCACCTGACCGCGCAAATCGCGCCGGTGATGTTGACAGAATTTTTCAGTAACGATGCATGGCAGGACTACGACGACCTCGCCAGAACTCAGATGATGGCCGTAGATGCCATTATCGAAGCCGAACAGGAAGCAGCAGAATGAGCAAAATTGAAAACCCTGTGGTGCTGATCCGCAAGCGCGATAACAACGACTCCTACACGGTGGCCATCACCAGCGGCAGCAAAAACTTTCACGATGCTGTGCTGATGGCATCAATGGAACCGGATATGGTCGGCGATGATGTCGATACCTGGAGCAAAACGGGCTACTACATGGCGCAGGAAATTGAGCTATGGCGCCGAGCTGGCGCTCTGGCTATCTCCAGGCTTGATGCCGCCGATGAGAGTGATGTATGGCAGGCTGTAGGGTTTGCTTTGGGTGCTCTTGAATGTGCAGCCGCGGGCCAGATTGCAGGAGAATCGAATAACTGCAGGAGCAGCGTAAATGTGCAGGTGGTGCAGGATGAGTCGCGCGGCAGCATCAAATCCGCGCCAGCTCTGGATTCTTCCCCAAAAATAGCCGAGTCGCGCTGCAGCAAATTTCCAGCGTCAAACCCAATTGGGTTTGGTTACCGCCCGGGGTGCGAATGCTTATGGTGCAAAGGCACTGCAAGGATCTGCGCAGAACTGGGCGGATGGACTCCGGTAAGCGAACGCCTGCCAGAGAAGAGCGGAACATACCAGGTGTGGAATGGCAAGCATGTAAGCGCCGTCCCCTTCTTCTTTGGCTCGTTCCAGTACCTTAATCCAGAGCAGGTAACCCACTGGATGCCGTCGGCAAATCCCCCACGGGAGACGAAGTAATGTCCAAACTAACTTTCGTCGTTGAGTTCGAGGATGGCAAGGAGCCGCCGGTACATGCGCACATGGAGGTGTTTGGCGGAAAGGTTGTCGCAGTGGCGTTCCATGACGTGCTGGAAGAAAACACTGATGAAGAAAACTAGTAAAGAAACGTGGCGCCACGGTCGTGGCCTGAAAGTGGTGTGAGGTGGAAAATATGGTAGACATTGAAATGATTGACGAGGAAGAAGTAATGAGGATGATCCGCGTTTCTTCACGCATGACCATCCGTAAATATACAGAGCGCTATAATTTCCCAAAACCATAATGATACGGCGACCACCG